ACTTGACCCCTTGAAACTTGTAATTCAAAAGGCTCGGAAGTACCTACTCTTGATATAGAAGATACTTCCCTTGCCATGATTTAAGAGTGAAAAATAGTAACTCTATCAATATTACTTAATACAACATGTACACCATCTTCAAACAAAACACCTGAATCAGGTATGTTTAAAGTTTCTGTATCGTTAGCATTACAAGGTGCAATAAGCAAAGTTGAGCCTGTTACTGAGCCATCTCTAAATGTAACCGTTCCATCGGATGTGCCACCTGCGATTATGTAGCCTCTTAATCTTGATCTTCCTGAGATCAAAGAAGCGCCGCCAGTTGCACTAGATGTTGTGGTAGATGTTTTTACATCTGAGCCTGTTATTCTCATAGACATACTAAGCTCCTAAAATTAAGCGTCAGCAAATGGTGTTACTATAGTTCCTGATCCTATTAACAATGAATTGTGAACAAGATAAGTAGCTGAATCAATAGCTGTTACTTGTACAACACTTCCAACAATACCACCTTTGGTTGTACCATTTAAAGTCATGACATCATTATCTGCTGCTGGAACGAAAGCTTTCTTTGTGCTGTCATCAATAGCTATAATTACTGCACCTTTAAACTTATCTGTGCCATCAGTTTTGATGTCAAGATCAGTCGCAAGTGTTTCAATATAGAAAAAGAATGAAGCACCAATGTTGTTAGCTTGGTTTGGGTCTGTAGGATCGCTTGGAGTTGCTGATGAGATAGAAGGCAAAGTAAATTTACCGTCTGCATCGTTACACAACAAGATTTTTCCTGCATGTGCATCTACTGTTAATGTAGTATCTGCGGTTAAAGAAACAGAGTTATTAACCCCTGCTGAAATAAATCCTGCCAATGATTTGACTGGACCTGAAAAAGTTGATTTAGCCATAATTTGCTCCTAACTAAATATGTTGCACCATCTTGGAGTAAGTCTGCCGAGTCAGTTGGGGCAACGAGTTACCTCGGTTTAGATAACTATACTCTTTATCAACCAAGGTCTCAAGATTTACTTGGTTAGTTTTTTTATGGCTTCTTCTAGGTGTTTGAAGGCTTCGTAAATGTGACCGTATATTTCTTTGTTTTCATCATTTTTAATTGAATCTTGTAAAAATACATGACCAACAGTTTCTAACATGCCTTTGGCTTTGATTAATAGTTCTAGGTAATATCTCATGACAAAATTTTAACACAAAAAAAGGGAGCCGAAGCTCCCATTTTATCTGTAAAATTAATTATGCTACTTCTTGAAGCCTATAGTCAATGCTAGATATCATCCATACAGAGTCTCCTAACAGCTTTCTAGTTTCTTCAACTAACTCAAGTTGAGTTGATTTTTCTACAAGCTTTCCATCTTTAACTTCAACAATTAAAAGTTCTTTTTTGCCACCAGTAATACCAGTGCTTATGGTTTCATTGGAGATATAAGTTTCTCCGTAAGTGCCTTTTAAGGTTGTAAAAATGTTGCCCTCAGAACTGATATAAATAATTTCGTTTTCTGATTTAGCATACTTTCTGAAATTTTCTCTTTCAGCAATTACATTTTCGTAGCCACTAAATATTGAGTCTAAGCCCATTCTTGCTCGGACTCGGTTTGATACTTCTACAGCTTCTGTGTAGCTTTTAGTTGTGCTTACTATGTCAAAAGTTCTTATTGTTTTCATGTGATTCTCCTTCACTTGTGTAAGATTTATTTCCTACATATATATAATAACAAATAATCAACATATTGCAACACTTTTATACACTTTATTTAATATTTATTTAGGACAAAAAAAAGGGAGCCGAAGCTCCCTTTACGGTTCTGAAGAAACTTAAGCTCCTTGTGATCCGAAAACACCACGCCAGTTAGAGACACCGAATGAGTATCTTTCTCTAGCTCTGTATCTGATGTTACCTGTTGAAAATTCAGGTTCCATTGTGGTTTCCATTCCAGTTCTTTGGAACATTTTTAAACCTTCACCATCAGCGTTCACAGATGTCATAATGAAATATGCATCAGGATCGTTTAGATAATGGTTTACTGAGAAACCGTTAGGTACAGAAGACTGATTTCTAATTGAGTTGATGTCATTGTCAGCAGTTCCTACTCTACCCGGAGTATTTAATAGCCTATCAGCTACAAATGTGAGTTGAGGTGGAACAATTAACTTGTCAGGTCTTACTGCAATAGTAAGATTTCTGTCATCAACAAAAGTTGAAATGTCAATTATGTTGTCTTCTAAAGAAGTTTCGTTCAAGTCAGCCATTGTTGTTGCTCTGTTAGCAGCAGTACCACCACCCGCAAGCGGATGAGCAGTAGAAATCAATGTTTGACCATCACCAATAGTGTAATCAGTATCAAACGCATTGTTTAATACATTTGCACCTTTTACTTCTTTAGTGTGTTGCATGGATCGAGCTAAGGCTTTTGTATACCTTCTGCCTAATTGGTCATACAAGTTATCTTCGATTGCTTCTTCAGTTAATGCAAAAGCAAGAGCCACAGTTTCGTGTGTATATCTTGCAGTATAGCCTTCTGAAGCATTATCAAAGTTAACGCCTGCACCCTCTTCCTTGACAGGAGCAGCACCGAATCCAACAACCAATACTTCTTCTTCAAAGGCTCTTTCAGAGTCTTCTACAGAATACAGTTCTTCATACTCGTTGTTGTATTCGTCATATTCTAGCCCAAATAAAGCATTTAGACCCGGTTCTAGTTCTTTCGCAAGTTGCGATCTACTTATAGCCATTTGTCACCTACCTTATGCTAGACCTGCGGATTTTACGCCACAGATATGATTTTGAATTACGCATAATACATTAGTATTAGCACTACCTACATCTTCATTGTCAGGGTCTTGAGAAATGTCAATAGCCTTCAAAGGAAGAGTTGTTGTTGTCGCACCTGTTGTGACATCTAGTTCTACTCCTGAAATACCTGTATAGGTGCTTCCTGAGTTAGTGTCAACAATATCAAAGTTACCAAACAGATCAGCCACTGGGAAAGTGTCGTCTGCCTGAACTTCAAATACTGTTTCAGGGTCGTCTACGATAAATGCAATTATATCTGAAGCATTAGTGCTTGCAGGATAGTAGTTGCTAAATATCTGCTCGGATGTTGTTGGGTCTGTGTACATACAGCCATTAAAAACTCCTACAACAGGAACGGTGCTACTTGCAGCAGCTCTTTCAACGGTTCCACCTGTGACTTGTTTCACGATGTCGCCTTGAAAGATTGAAGTTCCGTAGTTTGCAGCAATTCTATAACGGCTTTGTCCGCCTGAATAGGGTGAGCCACCCATCATTCTTACAGGTTTCAGACCAAATGAAGCGTCTTTATTCGCCATGTTAGTTACCTACCTTTTTTTTCCAAATGATACATTCGATTTTCTATCGGAAGAATACTTCACATACTTGTTATTGCCTTGAACTTCACTGAACATTGTATTATCAAGAGCTTGGTTCTGTTGAACATTTCTGTTCTTGTAATGCTCGTTCCGTTCTTTGACAGTTTCTGTTGGTATTTTAGCCAATATCAAACCACCTACGCTTATGACACCTGCATGTCTTCCATGTTCGATTGTAGGTAAAGGGAAATCAGGCATTTCGTCTTGTCGGACAAACTCCCATCCTTCTCTCATTCGGGCAGAAACATTGTTTCTGTCCTCTACACCTACATACTCTGCCCTAATCCAACGGTATTGATAACCATCGGGTGCAGGTGGAGTCTCTAACATCCTTGCAGGTTGCCAAGGCTTTCTTCTAGCATTTTTATCGTGTTGCTCTTCGTCACGAGATGTACGGGTTACATTATCAATCGCATCTAAATCCATTATTTTGCTCCTTCTATTTTCATCATCTCTTTGCCTACACGCTTGAGCCACTCTTCGTTACTCATGCCATAAGGCTTTAAGTTGCTTTTAACAGAAGCATGGTTAGAATTAATCCTAATTCCGCTTCTCTTCCCTTGTGCTTTTTGACGGCTTCCAGTAGAAGCTGAAGCTACTCTCTGCACAGATGAGTTCGCTTCCTTGCTGTCGTTAGGTTCAACCATATCAGGGTAAACCTTCTTTAATCTGTTGTCTAACTCTTCGTAATACTCTTCACTAGAGCCATCGTAACCTTCAGCTTCGAGGTCCTCATGTATTCCCATGGCAGTGTAAGTTTTTACTCTGTCTTTTTGGAACCATGTGTTCTTCTCTGCCCAAGCTAACGCTTTAGAGTCAGGCTTAGGTTTATCATACACTGAAGTTTGATTGTTTGGAACACTTTGTTGTGTTGGTTGTTGCACAGGTTGTTCCGCTTGAAAGCTTTGTTCTTCTTGTTGCATTTTTGCCAATCTGACCCTTTCTTCTTCTAGGGACACCTTGTTCAATAATTCAACGCTTTTAAGCTCAAGCTCGGCATCATTAGTTTCTCTTGCTTTTTTGTACAAGTCTTCTGCTTGTTGCCTTTGGGACTTCACACGATTTTCATATTCATCGGTGTAGCTTTTATCCAAGGCTGATGCTTTGGTTTTCACTGTGTTGTATTCACTGGCTAGTGAATAATATTTGCTTTCCGCCTGTGAAGCTCTTTCTTCAGCCAAACGAATTCTTTCGTTTAACTTGTTTATTCTTTTGCTTACACCACGGGTGTATTTATCAAGTTCATCATCTCCGCCTGAGTCGGTTGATGCCTCTTGAGTCTCTTCAGGAATTTCTACAGATTCTGTAGCTTCCTCTTGATCGTCAAGTTGAACCTGAAGTTCTTCGTTTGTTTCTTCAATCATATGATCTCCTATGCTGAAACGATGTCATCAGGGTTAAGAATGGTAGCAATGACTTCATCATCATTAATGATTCTGACTTCGCTATCATCCGCCAATTTAAACCTAGAGCCTGCATATCTGCCGATAAGCACCCACTGACCCTTTTCGCACCAAGGAGTTTTATCTCTAAACCTTCTTTCATCTTGGTAACATTCAGGACCCATGGCTACTACATAAGCAACTACAGTCGCTAAGGTTTCCTTTTCTATGGTTTCCTTTGTAAGTAATATGCCACCTTCGGTAACACCTTTACCTC